AATGCTGCCTCATCGACTATTAGAAGGGATACTGCTTCTGATCGCGCGGAATCAGAATTTGAAGATTTTGCTTGTATTTTAGACCCATTTTCTAACCTCAAAGATAATTTGTTATTTTCGACCGAACCTACTTGAAGCCAAGAAGGTAAATTTTCCCACATAAATTGTACTTTTGTAACTAGGTTACGTGCGGTTGCTTGTGTGGTTGCTAAAGCTAGGATGTTTTTATCTTTATGGAAAACCATTAACCATAAAGAATAACCTGCTGTTAGAGTCGATATACCTAACTGTCTAGATTTTAAAATAGTAGTGTAATCGTGTTCTTTAAAAAGATTTAAAACTTTTTCTTGAAATGGGTATAAGTTAAACTGAATTCTGCCCCTTTGGGGATGTTGGATATAACAGTATTTTTTCATAAAATGTACTGGGTCTTGAGCACATTTTAAGTATTCTTGTCTTATTATCTTTTTTAAATCAGACATATTATCTACCTAAAATTAAAACTGTAGCAATAACCGTAACAATTCCTATCCCTGAAAATAATTTAGTTTTTAATTTTTCGGTCTGTAGATCAAGTTGAAGCCTTGTTATTAATTCTTGAGATAAAGTTAATTGATCATCTTTAGTCCCTACAAGGTAAAGACAATTATCAACTTTAGAGTTTAAAGTAAAAATAATACTGTCTTTTAAAACTATTTTTTGCTCTAAAAGTGATACTTTTTCTTGGGTAAAGATTAATTCTTCTTTAGCACCGTCTCCCGTAATAAGGTCCTTAATAACTAAGCGTGCTATTGGCTTCTCTAATTGAATCGAGGTAGTGTCTGTAACGGTTTGTGAAAAACTGCTCCAACTCATCATCAGTAAAAGAATCAACTTGGTTAACTTTATCTTTAATTTCATCTTTTAAATCACTTATTTCAGCATCTTTGCCACTAATTACGGTATCTAAAGCAGCAATTTGCTTATTTAATGTATCAATTTTGAAAGTCAACTCTTCATTCTTAGAATGTAACGAGTCGACTTTCCTTTCTAAAGCTTTTATTTTATTATTATATTCTTCTACATAGTCCTCTTTTGGAGAAAATAATAGCCAAGCTATTATTCCAATTAAAACTAAAATTTTTAAAATGTAAAAAAACCTTTCTTTTGAAGCCATTACTTAACTTTTTTAACCTTTGCTTCAATACTCTTTTTAGCCTTAGCCCATTCGCTATCGTATTTTTCTCTATCTAATACTTTATTAGAGGAATCAACTATATTTTTAGATTTCATATCTTTAAGGAAATCTTTAACCATTTTAGTTTTTTCTTGTTGCTTAAGTTGGGAAAGTTTATCTTTACCCATATCGCCGCCTGATTTGGCTAGCTTTCTTAATTCAGCAGCAGATGGTCCTTCATCCTCATCTCCTTTTTTAGTATAATATTTTCTCCCACCTAATTTAGAAGTACTTAAAGAAGTGTCTTTTTTCTTAGTAGATTTAGGACGACCTTTTCCACCACCAGAAGATTTTTCAGCTTTTGGTTTGTTAGGATCTGATTTTCTTCCGCGTTGACCTACTTCTCTATCCCCTTTAGTTAATTGAATGAATTTGCCTAATTGGTTATCATAAAGTTTTTCATCACCTAATGCTTTTTTAACATCAGCATCTGCTTTAATTGCCTTTTTTAAAGGCAACATATCTAAATCTTTATTAGCATTTATTACTTTTTCAATAGATGATTTTAGATCGCCAGCAATTTTAGCCATTTCTGTAATATCATCTTCAGCTACACTAACAGGTTTACCTGATTTTTTAGCAGCATCAATAGCAGCTTTTACTGTATTAGGGTCTTTTTTCTCATCTTTAGCAATGGCTGAAGCCTCATCAGGAGTAGTCATTTTATCTACCATAGTGAGCTCATTAATGATCATCTCACGGATTGCCTTTTGTAATTCAGATTTTTTCATTATATAAGAATATAAATTAGGTTTTGTTATAAATATTACGAAAAAATCGTTTCTTTCATTTGTTTAATACGTTCTTCAGTACTACCCGATATAATATGAAAATTTTTTATTTTATGGCGGTATCTACTGGTAATATGATTAATTGTAAAGTCAATTAAATCTCTATATTCTGCATCTGTTTCTCTAATACCATTATCCTCAATTTCTACTCCTTTAGGCGAAACATAAAAAATGTAATCATATTCAGAAATTAAATGACTAGCATAATCTGAAAATGCTTCTTTATCTATATAGTCAATAGATTTAGATGCTTGAGCAAAAGCCATAACATCAATTACAGTTCTATCTGTAATAATGTTTTCTTGCATTAACTCTCCTGCTCGTTCAGCTAAAAATACTGTTTGACCTAATAAAGTTGAATCAGTATTTAATGGAATACCCATTTCCATTAATTCTTTAGAACGTTCTGTTCTAAAATTATAACCTTTAAATTCAGGTAAATCTTGTAAAGCATTTACAAGTGTTGTTTTACCTACAGACATTGTTCCACACAAACCTATTTTCATATCTTAGTTTCTATAGTTATCTAACTTAGATTTCATTGATTGATTTTTATAATAAGGTAAACCTTCTCTTTGTGAACGTTTTTCTTTCCATTCATCCTTAGTTAAAGGCATACCATATAGATAGTACTTTCCTAGTCTTGCATTTCCCTCAGGAATTAATGCTGGACCATCCCAATTATGTAGTTTATTATCCCATGTATAAGCAATAGTTCCATCTGGTTTTGATAATTTTCTTGATTTGGGAAAAGGTTTCTTTTGTTCCATGTTCTAATGTTTTGTTTTAATATAATAAAAATCTAGCAGCTCTCCAAAATTTTCTCAGCTACTAGTGTACCTTGTGCACCACTCACCGTTATTCCTCTAGCTGAGAGGGCATCACCAACAAAATGAACGTTAGGGTATGTGGTGAGAGCTAAATTAGAATAATCGACGAGTGGCTCAGGTGATAAATATTTTACTTCAGGAACGTAAATACCCCAATCATCTTTAAGTGTTGGAAATACTTTTTTCATATCCTCAATAAAATCGTAAACATAACTAAAATAAGGTTGCATTGCTTTAGATATTTCATGTAGTCTATCTACTTGAATAGCTGATACTTCAACTCCTTCAGATGTTTGTGAAGGTTTTCTACTTGGACTATAATATAAACCAGTACCATCTTTTTGAAGTTTTTTAACTACATCTCTAGACCAATCAAATGGATTTTCAATACCTTGAACTTCCATTAAAATACCAAAATTTGTCATATCATTTCGGTATTTTTCATCTTTTTTGGCGTGACCGTTGTATGAATGGTCACCATATGTTTCTTCTACAGCAACATAAGCGGCATTATTATTTGTACAGAATGATCTTAATGATACACCTTTATCTTCATATTTTCTATATAATTTAAAATCATATGAGATATCAATTAAACGTTGAAAATGTTTTTGTGGTGCTTCAAATCTAACACCTATTTGTACTGGTTTAGGTTCAGTTGGTAAATCATACTTTTCAGCTAATTGTTTACCAAAATCAATACCTGATTTACCTACACCAAAAATAAGTTTATCATATTTTATTGTTTCTTTGGGAGTATTCCAATCACAATATAATTCTTGATTATCAAAATCAATTTCAGTTACTTTAGTTTCCCATACAAATTCAACACCTTTATCAACTAAGAAATCATACCAATTTTTACCAATCTCGTGTAGATAATCTGTACCAACGTGCCATACTGGGAATAAACGTAGTCCAAAATAGGGTTTGATAAAATCTGGTTCTGCAACTGGATTTGAACATTGTACTTCCTCTGGTTTAGGATGGAAACGTTTAAAGTTTTCTATAACCTGATCCATTAACTCCATTGCTTTTTCTTCACCCGTATATTTAGATAAGTGACCACCAATGGCAGTATGATACGTTAATTTACCATCACTCCAACCACCGGCTCCTAAAAACCCAGTCATTACCTCACTATATGGTCTTCGATATGGGTCTTTTCCCATATCAATAATGGTAATTTTACCATCAAAGTTATTATCTACTAATTTTGTAGCAGCGTTTACACCTGCTA